ACTATGTCCCAGAGACCGATGCGTTCGCAACAGTGAACACTCCAATTGAGTCTCGCCCAATGCAAGCAACATCAAAGCCTGTAGATCAATCAGGCTGGGATGCAGCAGAAAAATCATCAGTCGCTTCAGGCGACTTTCCATCTGAGTTCAAGTTCACTGATGGTGAATATCAGATCATCAAGTTCCTTGATCCAAATGGCCCATTTGCTGTTTACAAGCAGCACTTCTTGTCACAGAAAACAAGTGGCAAGCGTTCCTACATTTCATTGGGTGCAAACGACCCATTGTGTGTAAAGCTAGGTAGCAAGCCGGAAGACAAGAAAGCTTTCAGTATTGCTAACCTCAGTGTTCCAGGTGGCGTTGAGCGACAGATGATGATCGCAAGCCCACGCCTTTATAAGACACTACATGCAGCACATTTTTCACCAGCTGGTCCTTTAACAAAGAACTACTGGGCAATCAGCCGTACAGGCAAGATGCAAAGCACCGTCTATCACCTTAACCCAGTTAAGGCTCGTGATCTTCTCGAGGACTGGGGCATTGACGTTGAATCACAAGAAGCAGCAATCGCAGCATTAACTCCGTTTGACGCTTCGGCCATTAAGGCTCCGACATGGGAAGAACTTGAAGCAGTAGCAGACAGCCTTCTCTAATTAATTCATTGCGGACGGGGCTAGTGCTATTTGCATTAGCCCCATCTGCGTAATAAGGAGCACTATATGGAACACATTATTACCACTAAAGAACAACTTGATGAGATGGTTGCGTACTATTTAAAGCAAGATGCTTTTGCTTACGATTGCGAAACCGTAGGAGATAAACGTGTCATTCCAGCAGTTAACGAAGTACTATGGCTTAGTTTTTCAACACATGGCCGCGGTGATGTTATTCCGCTTGGCCACCCGCATGGTGAATTTGAGTCAGAAACTTTTCCACTTACACCCCAAGGAGAGAAACGTGTATTGGCAGGTTTGCCGATCCGTGACAGCGATTATTCTAAAGATCGCAAAAAAGCTGTTAAATCTTTCGGAGCACCTCCTACACAGTTATTCCCAGCAGAAGTCTTTGAAGCGCTAAAACCTTTATTTTTTAACGAGAACATTTTAACAATTGGTCACAACCTTGGGTTTGACCTTAGCTCAGTAGCTAAATATTATGGCGGAGAAATACCTTCCGGCCCTTATTTTGACACCCTTATGGCGTCTTTTCTTTATGATAATAAAAACAAGGGAAAGCTTGGCCTTGATGATTGCCTTCAAAGAGAACTTGGCTTTTCTATGGAAAAAGGCATTGGCCATATGGTTGAGATTTATGGTTTTAATGAGGTTGCTAAGTACGCATTCCTTGATGCCAAGTACACATTTATGCTTTGGAAAGTTTTAGCGCCAAAGCTTGCTGCTGCAAATGTTGAAAAGGTTATGGCATTAGAGATGGATGTTCTTTCTGTGTTGTGCCATATGAAACTTACTGGCGCACCCATTGATATGAATCAACTACAGATTTTGTACGATAAGTTAAGTGAAGAAGTTGAACAAGTAAAAGCAGAGATTTATTCCATAGCTGGCATTTTTAATATGAACTCGAATGGCGATAAGCAGTATGTGCTTTATGGACCTAAAGAGGAGGGTTGCCGCGGTTTACGCACACACGTGCTTACCGGTAAAGGTGAGAAGAAAGCTAAAGAGAAGGGCGAGCAGTCCTTAACCTATAAAGATTACTCAGTATCAGCTGAAGCTTTAGAAGATTTTAGAGGTAAAGACGAGCTGGTAGATGCCCTACTTAAATACTCAGATTTAAATAAATTGTTGAGCACCTACGTAATTCCATATCTTGGTGGTGAAGTGGTAAAGACTACTAACGGAAAAGCTAAGACAGAAGAGCGTGAGAGCTTACTTGTTAACGGCCGGATCTACGCAGACTTTATTCAATGGGGCGCAGAGACCGGTAGATTTTCTAGCCGTAACCCAAACCTACAGAACGTACCGGCTCCGCATACCGAGCACGGTAAAGCTATTAGAAATTTATTTATTGCACCAGAAGGCTACAAGCTTGTAGTAGCTGACTACTCACAGATTGAGCCACGTGTTATTGCCGCTATGTCTAAAGATCCAATCATGATGGATAACTATTTAACTGGCGGGGACATTTATACAACCGTAGGTAACACTATGGGAGTAGATCGCAAGGCCGGTAAAGTACTTGTACTAGCTATGGCTTATGGAGTAGGGCCAGACAAGATTTCACGATCTATTGGCTGTACGGTTCCCGAAGCTAAAAAGCTTCTTAATGACTTTGCTGAGAAGTTCCCGTCGGTTAATGAGTACAAAACTACAGTTATAGGGGTTGCCAGGAACTTGGGCTATGTGACAACGATTTTAAACAGGCGCCGTTACCTTCCGGATATTACGTCTAGGAACATAGGGTTTAAGGCAAGCGCTGAACGTCAGGCTTTTAACACACGTATCCAGGGGTCAGCCGCAGACATTATTAAACTTGCTATGATACGAGCCCAAGACCTTCTTCCCAAAGGGGCAAATATCATTCTTACCGTACACGATGAAATTGTTACCCTTACCCCGGATAACCTAGTTGAGGATACAAAAGCCGCAATTAAAGAGGCTATGGAAGGCATTAACCTATTGCCTATACCATTGGTAGCAGACATGGCGGTTGTCCAAAAGTGGGGAGATGCTAAGTGAAATGGCTCCGTCGTCTATTTAATCGTGATGAATATGTGGTTCATAGGGTAGATATCCCAGTAAGCACTATTGTCCGCTGGTATATGTACGACACGTCTTTGTATGATGAGAATGATCTAGCTGAGCTAATCGGTCTAAACCGGGTCAGCCAAGAAGGACATATTAAAGAGCAAGAGGATAGCGATAACAGACTACTTGCCATTCAACAATACATGCCGTTTTTAGAGCAAATGGCAGAGATCAGTGCCAACATTCTTACAACCATTCAACTAAAAGAGATTGATGATTCCGCAGAATTATCAGCGCTTGCAGACGGAATGCCAACTGAAATTATGCACAGTCTGTTTAAAGCTGTAGCATTATCAACGTTAGTCGGTACCTTTTCTGTAGGTACTAACTTACAAATAATTAACCCAACATCAGTACCTACTGGGTTTATAAACATGGAGGATATAGATGAGCAGTAATTGGTGGGCAAATAAATTAGGTGCACAGCCAAATCAACAATCAACACCACAACCACAATATGTGGCACCACAACCGGCGCAATATGTACAACCTCAACAACCGACGTATCCTCCGTCGCAACAATCACAACCACAAGCTCCACGTTGTCCTGGTTGCGGTAGTGGAAATTATGCAAGTCTTGAGGGAGCTAAAGCTCGTTGTTATGATTGCGGTTATCCAATTCAACAATCTGGTAGTGGTTTAGGTACTGGTATTATTGGCCAAGGAGGCCAATCAGGGGGACCTATTACACCAGCTACACAAGTACCAACCGGCGGATTTAACCCAACAACAATCATTGGACACTTAGGATGAATGCAGACGCAACAGCGGTAATTAATAAAATTAACAAGAAGCTTGGCGCAGGAACTATTGTTAAAGGATCAGACATCATTGATCCCCCAGCAAGATTTACTAGCGGTTCACTTTCTATTGACGTAGCTTTAGGCGGCGGCTGGCCCCCTAATCAATGGCACGAGATCATCGGTGAAGCTAGTAATGGAAAAACTGCACTTGCATTAAAGACTGTTGCGGCTAATCAAAAACTTAATCCAGAGTTCACAACAGTATGGGTTGCAGCTGAAGAGTGGGTAACAGGTTATGCAGCACTTTGTGGCGTTGACGCTTCACGTGTCTATGTCGTATCAACTAATATTATGGAGGAAGCTTATGAAGCGGTTATTCAGTTTGCAGAAAGTAAAGCGGTCGATTGTATTGTTATTGATTCTTTACCTGCCTTGGTCCCTTCAGCAGAGGACGATAAGGAGATGGAGGAATCAACTGTAGGTCGTGGTGCCCTCCTGACCAACAAGTTCTTCCGTAAGGTAGGTAAGGCTTCTAGGAGATCATTAATTGCCCCAGAACGACCATTTATTGGGATTGTCATTAACCAATACCGTATGAAGATTGGCGTTATGTATGGGGATCCTAGAACCACACCAGGTGGTCTTGGAAAGGACTACGCCTTCTTTACTCGTACCGAGGTTAGACGCGATGAGTGGATTGAAGCTGGTACAGGTCAAGAAAAACGACGTATTGGGCAATCAATTAAAGCCCGTATTATTAAAAATAAGTCAGCAGCTCCATCCCAAGTGGCTACAGTTGATTTTTACTTTTCAGAGGGAGAAACCGTTCCGGCTGGAGAGTTTGATTTTGCTAAAGAGGTAGTTGCTATGGGAATTATTAACAAGGTGATTACTAGAGCTGGAGCCTACTACCGCTATGCCGATCGACAGTGGCAGGGTAGTGATGCTATGCTTAGCTCAATACGGGAAGAGATTGATCTCAAAGAGGCCCTTGAACGGGATGTTTTAGATTCCATTAAAGCGGGATCTAAGTTTGCTCATGAAGAGTAAGGGCCAAAAAGAATCTAAGAAGCATGAGGACCGATTAGCTAAAAAGATCGGCGGGCAGCGTAGTGCTGCAAGCGGAGCTTTTTGGAGTCGGAAAGGTGATGTGCGTTCCACTGATTTGTTAATTGAACATAAGTGGACTGGCAAAGCCTCCTTTACCGTCAAAGCGGCGGTTTTGGAAAAGATTGTTAAAGAAGCAATTCTTGACAGTCGGACTCCGGTCCTCGGAATTAGTTTGAATAACGAAAACTACGTTATCTTAACTGAAGATGATTTTCTGGAACTGCGCCAGAATCTTCAGGAGCATACTTGTACGATAACGCAGGACCAGAACCTTGGCGATACAAAGCCAAGTGCAGAGGCATGGACACAGAGCTCTGGTTCCCTCCCAGAGACAAATCTAAATAC